CGGTCTGTCCACAAGCCAAGCCTACTTCTTCACAAGTTTCTAAAGGAGCATTAGCATGGCTAACGGAAGACTCGGATCCGCAAAACTCACACCGGTTTCAGCGGCACTCTTGTACTCAAATACCTCGGGCTCTCAAGCCGTTATCAACGTTCAAGCAACAGCGTTAAGTTCTACGACTAACGCAAACATGGCGCTTTCGGTTGATAGTGCTACGGTTTCTTTGAATCAGACAACCACGGCTACAACCATAGGGAGTGGAAGTGTTACGCAAGCAATGTATAACCTCGATCCGCTTAGCAATAACCGCCCCCTCAGATACGATTTTTTAGATGTTGTAAACGCGAGCAATTCTAATGAATACCCCGTTAGCTATTGGGACGGGTCGGCGTGGTTTAAGCCAAGCAACGGGTTTTACGGAGCGCCTAATTGGCAAAAGATTGATCCCTACTTTTTAACAAACCCTTCGGCTTATGGCAAAACCTCGGCCACGCTTCCAGTGGCTATACGGTACAGCACAAGCGTAGACCAAATGCGGTACCGTTACAGCAACGTAGGCACAATGACTGGAACCCAGTTTGCAAACATGCAGCAGTTTGCCGATTCCGGGGTTGCCTATACAGGTCAGCTCAACATGAGCTACTCGGGGTTTGGCCTGAGCGCCGACCCATATAGCAATTGGGTCATGGGTACCCAAAGCCAAGGTTATATGGAAGTGGCCAACGTAGGGACCACGGTAACCAATACTGGAAGCAATAGCTCGCCCTCTTTGATGTACCAGATGACCGGCGGTACTTCAATCAGCGGCATGAACCACAAATGGTACGCGCCTCGAGTTATGGGCTCTAACGGTTTGTTTATTGTTCAGCCTACCGGCTATACCACTTCTATCGTATGCCTAGTCGACCCTGATTTAGCCGTGTCTTTAGGCTCCCCAAGTTACGCGATAACATGGAACGGCACTGCAACGGCGGGGTGGTGGTACACATCTTCAGGCGTTTCATCTACAACTCAAGTTGGTTGGTTTGAATACAACCCAAATGACGGCCGGTATTATCTAGAGCAAGTAGCTGGATCGGGCTACCGTAGCATTCTCTCCTTCACCCGGGCTACTGCTAACGCTTGGCCAACTCGCGGGAATACAACGTCCAACTTCAGCTTTACAAATACCGCTATTTTTACCAACCACGGCTCTGCTCCTTGGGCAGCCTCTGGAGCGTTTGTAATGAGGCCTATCCGCATTGGCGCGGCTTTGTGGTGGACCGTCTCAGACGCTGGCACAGCTTACGTGTCTACGGATCTAAAAACATGGACCGTTTCTACGACGTACTACGCAGCTAACAGTTATCCTACTAACACTTTTAATGTGACTACGGTAACGCCCACTTCGTATCTTTACGCGCAAACAGGCACTGCAAACATTTCAAGGTTTACTTCTGGGTTTGCCAACGTAAGCCAAACCGCTGTTTTGGAGTACAACACCTCGATGAGTAACTACCAAAGAACCGGTATTTTGCTTAGTAACGGGGATAAGCTGTACGCACAAAACTACGGTAACGTTGATTTTTCCGCGACCGTTATGGGCTACGAGGGTTAAGCCATGGCACGAATTGTACAAACCATCGCCGCCCCGGGGGTGGATACGGGCGGCGGCTTATCTTCAGCTCAAGTCTTAGCCTTGATCCAAGCAAACACTGGCTATGAGTACGTTAAGACCGTAACGCTGAATACTACCGAAGTTACTTCGGTCGACATCACGGGGCTTGACGCTACCATCTATTCAGGTTTCAAAATAGTAAGCTCTCGATTGGGCTACGGGGGCAGTACTAGCCAGTCTACTTGGACCTTTCAAGTTATTACCGGAACCAGCACGGTGGATTCCAGTAACACGTATGAGTATCAGGGCATCAAGTTTACTAGCGCCACTGGCCTTACCGGATCCGGGCAAACTGGATGGTCCACAACTTGGGGCTGGGGCGGTCCGCCCTCGGTTGCTGATTTCACAATGGACTACATCATCTCTCCCGGGGCCAGTTACGACGCAAACATGCGACTTCACATGGGGGATTCTAAAACCGGCGGATACTGGCCTTCCTCTGGAATTATGTGTGGGCTTCACTCAACTATAAGCGCTGTACCGACGGGGATTCGCATTACCTGCAGTCAGAATCTGCGCGCAATAAACGACTACGCCTACATCACTGTTTTGGGATTGAGGATTAAATCATGACCGTTCTAATTGCAACTGAATTTGGAATTTACGAACTGATAGGCGAAGAGCTTGAAGCTCATTTGGCCAGCGTAGCCAGCTCAGAAGCTGCCGCTTTGCAACGCTTTGGCGACGAGATGCGCAACTACCGCAACGAGCTTTTGGCGCAGTGCGACTGGACCGAGTTGCCTTCAGCAGTGGCGCGTGAGTCTGCGGAAACTTTGGCAGCATGGGCAACCTATCGCCAAGCTCTGCGGAATGTCACACAACAGTCAGGATTTCCTTCGACAATTGACTGGCCAGCTAAACCCGGAGCTTAAATGGACCCCGACGTTGATAAGAGATTAGCCGTGCACGAAGCTATTTGTTCTGAGAGGTACAACAGCATAGACCGCTCATTGCGGGACGGCGACAAGCGCATGACAAAGATCGAGTACCTTTTGTACGCGGTCATGGTCTGCGTGTTGTTTGGCCCCGGCGTTGCTGCCGAGCTTTTCAAAAAGATCTTCGGCTTGTGATTGATCGCTAGCCGTGAGATGTTTAATTCTCACGGCTTTTCTCTTTCTACCGATAGCTGCCGGCAAAGACAAAACTGAATACCGCTGCGTCCGGTGGATGTGGAGTGGTGACGTCTATAACCGCAAGGTAGTTTGCCTTGAGTGGAAAAAGGTTGAAAGAAAATGATTGATCCGATAACCGCACTAGCAGGAATACAGTCGGCTATCTCTATGGTCAAAAAGGCAGCGAAAGTTGCCAACGACCTAGGCTCTCTTGCCCCAATGATTGGCAAGATGTTTGATGCCAAGAGTACCGCGACTAAAGCCTTGATTGAGGCAAAGAAGGGTAAGGGCAACGGCTCCAACATGGGAACCGCGTTACAGATCGAGATGGCTTTGGAGCAAGCCAGAGCGTTTGAAGAGGAGCTAAAAATGCTCTTCATGACAACTGGCAAAGTTGACGTGTGGCAAAAGATCAAAGAGCGTCAAGCCCAAATGGATTTAGATGACGCCCGCGAATTGCGTGCTTTACAAAAAGCAGAAAAGAAGGCCAAGGAAAAAGCAGCTGAAATGCAAGAGCTGGCCATGATTATTGGCGGCTGCGCGTTTGTGATGTTCTTAGTGTTTATTGGTATTTATGAGTTGATGGAGTTTTGTGCAACTACCAGAAGGTGTGGTCGGTGAATGAATATCAAAAAACCTTTGATCTCTGCCTAAAGATTTTTTGCTACGGATGTGTAGCGTTATATGCCCTTGGCTTCCTCAAGTACCTTCCTGATGATCTCAGCGATAGGATCGTTAATTTATTTTTGGGTCGCATAGGACTAGGCAAATGAAATATCTTCTATTGCTTCTACTGCTTGCCGGTTGCGAAGACCGGTATCGGTACAAGTGCCAGAACCCTGAGCACTTTCATGCTGAGGAATGCCAAAAGCCTAAGTGCTTGTTTACTCAAATGTGCCCCGAGTATTTAGTCGCTCCAATTCTTGAGAAAAAAATCAATGATGTTCAACAGCAAGAAACCACTCCTAACCGTTGAGGATTACGAAGTCCGAATCTGGGGCTTCGTAGTTATTGCCGTAACGTTAATTCTTTTCTTTATTGTTGTAGTACTTTTGTTCTCAATCACCTTTGTTACACAACCTATTAAATCGATGGCGCCGATTGACCAAGCGTACGTTAAGATGTTAAACGACGTGGTGCTTTTAATCGTCGGCGGCATTGGTGGTGTCATTGGTAAGCGCGCGGTTAGTGGGGCCGCAAGAACTCTTGGCTCACCGGCCCCTACAAAGCCTATGTGCCAGCCCATGATGGGCGGCGGTGGGTATGGTATGCCTAACAGCAGCTACGCCCCGCCACAGTCCGCCTATGGCTTGCCAAGCCAACCTTTTGGCGCAATGCCTGTTTGGAAAAACCCTGAGCTTGACGAGAGCTGGACACCCGGCCCTCCCCCAACAACTCCGCCCGATCACCAAGAGCCTGATGAAGACAGGGCTGAGATTGCTGCTGCGCGCAAGGAGGCTGATTGATGCTACCTTTACCACTTCCATGGCTGATCGTTGCTGCGATCGTTTCCTTGTTCGGCACGTACCGCGTTGGCCACCACTACGGGTGGCTGGAACGCGACGGCGACATGCAAATTGAAATTGCTAAAAAGAATGAAGAGGCTCGTGCTCTTGAACAGACCATGACCTCCAAATTAACTGAACAAGAAACCAAACTGAGAAAGGCCCAAGATGACATTCAAAAGAAACAGTCTGCTATGCATGAGCTTGCTCGTACTGGCCGGTTGCGCCTCCCCACCCCCAGTTGTCCACAAGCCAGCCAAAGTGCCCCCGTTGCCGCAGGAAATCCACAACCCGAGCAGCCCCCTTCAACCGAATCTGAGCAATCGCTTATATCAGCTCTTATCGACATCGCAGCCGACGGGGATAAAGCCATCACCAAGCTCAACGCCTGCGTCAGCTCCTACAACGAAGTGAGGAGGCTCATCAATGGTAACGAGTGAACAACTTCGCCAGTTAAAGATTGACCCCGGCTTGGTGGATTATTTCAACGAGACCTTTGATCGCTTTGATATTTCAACGCCCGCTCGTCAGGCTTGTTGGATTGGGCAGTGCGGCCATGAGTGCGGCAACTTCAGGATCATGGAAGAGAACCTGAACTACCGTGCTGCAACATTGCTCAAACTGTTTCCCCGCACGCCCAAGCGCGCATGGGGTTTTACCCCGGAGGAAGCCGCAGCCTACGAGAAGCAGCCACAGCGCATTGCCAACAGGATCTACTCGAACCGTATGGGCAACCGGGATGAAGCATCCGGGGATGGCTGGCGTTTCCGGGGCGCCGGCTTCCTCCAGCTGACTGGACATAGCAACTTCTGGCACGCAAGTCAGGCTTTGGGCGAAGATTTTGTAATGCAGCCCGAGCTTGTGCGCACACCCAAATACGCAGCCATGACAGCCGGCTGGTTTTGGCAGACACACAGGCTAAACCAATACGCGGACAGCGGCGACTACCTGACGCTGACGAAGAAAATTAACGGGGGCACCATAGGTTTGGAAGACCGAAAAGCCCACATTAACCACGCCCTCCATGTCCTTTCGTAAAAGGCTTGGCGGTAACCGATTCTTGACGTAAAATCTTTGCGGGGCCCGTGCGCCCGCAAGAAGCCGCTTAGAGCGGCTTTCTTATTTGTGGAGCAAATATGGCAACAGCAAACAATCCGTTCGATCTAAACAAGGTAACAGGCAAGGACCTGCTTGGCGCAGCCACGACCAC